ATCTGAGATTTTGTGCGTACCGTGGGAATGGGGAACGGAATCCCCATCAAGATTGCCGGGAACGAAAAATCACGAAAGTGAGTTTTGAGTTACTATAGGCGAATCTTGCGCTAAGAGAGAAAAGCTCCAGCGTATTACCGTTCTCCGCAGGCCCATCAAAAAAGCTGCTTCTATAAATATGAATCCAAAGCCCCGATGCAGGATACACTTTTCAAAATTTTCTGTAATTTTTTCAAACACTGTATCCCCCAATGCCTTTCTGAATTCATATTAGTAAAGGGGGATTGATTTCCATGAAGCAGAAAGAACGATTTGACGAAAAGCCCAAGCAGGAGCATACGGAGCCTAAGCATCACAGAAAAGCCGTCATCAAGGGCATTACCGTATATGAATCATTTCGGTCAGAAGGCAGCGAACTGTGGGATTGCCTGCTGCAGAGTATGGGAAAGCACTGAACAAGAACAATTTTTGAAATTCTGAAAAAATGTGCGCAGCAGCTTGATTTTTGCGCGGCAGCTTGGTAAAATACAGACGGGTTAAGTGAATAGTGCAATCAAAAGCCATTAACTTTCTGGATTTTACCATGCAATATGCGTGGAGACGGGAGGTTTAATGGCTTTGTTTTTTTACAAGGAAAAGAATAAAGACATACGGGCAGCGGCCTATCTGAGATTGTCCATCGAGGATGGCGACAAGGCTGAGAGCAACAGTATCGGCAATCAGAGAGAACTGATTCGAGATTTTGCTGCAGAACGGCCAGGACTGCATTTGGTCGAAGAGTACGCTGATGATGGCTACACAGGAACCAACTTTGAACGTCCGGGCTTTAAGCGGATGATGGAGGATATTAAATCTGGCAAAATCAACTGCATCATCGTCAAGGACTTATCCCGACTTGGCCGTAACTACATCGAGATGGGAAAGTATCTGGAACAGATTTTCCCGATGATGGGGATTCGCTTCATCGCTATCAATGACAACTATGACAATGCAAATTCCGAGAGCAGTGATTCGGACAGTATAGTAGTTCCGTTCAAGAATCTTCTGAACGATTCCTACTGCCGGGATATTTCCATCAAGGTGCGCAGCCAGTTGGACATGAAACGGCGCAAAGGAGAGTTCATCGGTGGCTATGCAATCTACGGCTACTGCAAAGATGAACGGAACAAAAACCGTCTGGTGGTAGACGAGTATGCAGCAGATATTGTCCGTTCTATCTACCGCAGAAAACTGGAAGGCATGAGCGCGCAGGCGATTGCCGAACAGCTGAACAGTGAGAATGTGCTGGCCCCCAGCGAGTACAAACGGCTGTGCGGTTTGAATTACCATAGCGGGTTCAAAGCTGGCACTCATGCAAAGTGGCAGGCGATTCAGGTGCTTCGGATTCTGAAAAATGAAGTTTACACTGGAACGATGGTACAGGGCAGGCGGCAGAAGATCAATTACAAAATCAAGAAGATTCGGGATGTGGAAGAATCCGGCTGGATCAGAGTTCCCAATATGCACGAAGCAATCATTCCGCAAAAGCTGTTCGATACTGTACAGGAAGTCTTGAAGTTGGACACCTGTGCATCGAAAGGACAGCAGGCTGTCAATCTCTTTTCGGGCATCGTTCGCTGCGGTGGTTGTGGGCAGAACATGGTGCGGCGCACGGTGTCGAAAAACGGAAAGAAGTATATTTATCTGCACTGCGTCACAAACCACAATGGTTTAGGCTGTTCCTCACATCTTATCAGCGAAAGTAAGCTGGCCGAAGTGGTGCTGGCCGCATTGCAGGGGAAAGTCCAGCAGATCAGTGGACTGGAACATCGGCTCGACGAAATCAATGAGATTCCGAAGAATGAGCGCAGACTGAAATCTGTGGAAGAACATCTGAAAATGCTGGAGCAGGAAGAACAGAAATACCAGACCTTGCGCCGCCAGCTCTATGAAGATATGAGCAGCGGTATTGTCAGCAAGGAAGAGTATAAGGAATTCAGCCATTCCTTTAATGAAAAGGTTGAAACCATCCGCAAGGCCAAAGCAGAAATGAACCGTCAGAGGGATTGCCTGAACAATCTGGATGTGGAACATCTGCCATGGATCGAAGATTTCAAGTCCTACCAAAACCTGACAAGTCTGAACCGCCGCGTTCTGGTGGAACTGGTAGAGAGCATCACCGTCTATGACAAAGAACACATTCATATCCAATACCGCTTCGATCAGGAAATTCGCAATGTGCTGGAATATTGCAGTAGCGTTCCGGCAGCAGAAACGGAGGAAAGTGCAGTATGAAGTGTGTAAGCTATACCCGGACACTTCCTTGGAAGAACCATCAAGGAGAACTGACGATTGCCGAGCAGAATCAGCGCATTGCGGCATATCTGGCGGAACATAAAGAACTGGATTTGCAGAAAAAGTATTCTGACCGCAAGAACGATGAAAAGGCGCGCACCGCGTTCGACCAAATGACCAATGATGGCGTAGAGCGAAAATTTGATTGTATTATTGTGGCATCCATGTACTACTGTGGGCCTGATTTCCCGGCGGTACGGCAGGCAATCGAGGAAACACTCTATGCAACGGGCATCGACTTGATCGTGCTGGAGGAGAGTTTGGATACCAGAGCCGTCAGCCGAAAAGAAGTCGAGGACTATTTTGAAGCAAAACGCTGTGAGATGCACGCGGAAATCATGTTTGCGTGGAGAAGGAAACAAGGCGCAGGATTCCGGCTGACAAACTCTGTGCCGTTCGGTTACATCCGCAGAAACGGCGAAAGCAATATGGTAAAGGATGAAGAAGTTGCTCCATATTTGAGCGAGGCTTTTTTCAGATATGCGTCCGGCCAGAAAATGCGTGATATTGCAAAGTGGTTGAACGAGCAAGGCGTGGAACCCCCAATGAAACACAAAAAGAGAATTCTGGGAAAGCCTTATGATGCAGAACCCGACCAGTGGACAACGGATATGCTTCGTTGCTTGTTCCGAAATCCGACTTATACAGGTGCGACGGCAAATGGAAGCCGCCAGATCATTGCAGAAAACTGCCACGAACCATACATAACCAAAGAACAGTTCTATGCTTTCCCTTGCAATATGAGGGAGGGGGAAAACAAAATCTCCATTCGGAAAAGCTACAAAAAGCCGAACCCGCTGGCAAAACACATTGTCTGCACTTGCGGCCACGCACTCTGCTGGCACAAGGACAAGAGAACAGGGGAAGAACTTTTCTATTGCCGTTACTGCCGCGCACACAAGGAAAACGGAAAGAATCTGAAAGTCCCGGCAGCTACCATTTATAAAAAGGTGATGGATGCTCTGGAACTGGAACATCTGGAAGAAGAAAAGCTGGCTGTAGCGATTCAGCAGGGAGCAGGCAAGAAAGCAATCGAGGTAGTTCGAGCCGAAAAGTCGTTGCAGATGAAGTCCGTTCTAGCTGAACTGAATATGGAACAGTTTCGCCGTGTGCCGCTGTATGAGAGTTATATGGCCGATGAAATCACCGAAGAACAATATCGTGCCGAACTGCTGGACTACGAAGAAGCACATCGGAAATTGAATGAACAGCTTACAGCAATTATGGAAGATACGCTGGTATGGGAGCGGGCGTTGAGCCTGCGCAATCCATGGATTCAGCAGATGGCACAGTATAAGACCCCGGAGGAACTTGACCGTAATTTTGTCAAAAAGTATATCGAGCAGGTCACGGTTACATTACTGGACGATGGACAGGCAGAAATCAGCCTGACTATGAAAACGGATGAATGGAAACAGATGCTTAGTCGGATAGAAGTGGAGGGTACAGACAGTGGCACGAAAGAGTAGAAAAAATCTCCAGCAGCCGGAACAGGCGGCAACTTCCGTGCTGCTCCCGGAACTGGAAGAAGCAAAGATACCAGCGGCAATCTATGGGCGGCTTTCTGTTGAGGATGGTGAAAAAGAAGAAAGCATGGAAACGCAGATTGCGCTGGTGCAGGATTATATCAACCGCAGCAGGGAACTGAGCTATGTGGATACCTACTTCGACAATGGATTTACGGGAACAAATTTCAAGCGGCCTGCATTTACCCGCCTGATGAACGATGTGCGGCAGAAGAAAATCAAGTGCATTGTGGTGAAAGACCTCTCGCGCTTTGGTCGCAACTATCTGGAAGCAGGATACTATATCGAAACGGTGTTTCCGTTTTTGGGTGTTCGATTGATTGCTGTTACAGATAATTTTGATAGTACGCGCACAGAGGACATGGAAAGTCTGGCTCTCCCGATTCGGAATATGGTCAACGCAATGTACGCGAAAGATATATCCAAAAAGATATGGACTTCTTTGCAGCGTAAGAAAGAAGCAGGCTATGCAGTCGGAAACGATGCTCCGTATGGCTATATTCGGAACCCCATGACAAAGCGCAATGAAATTGACCCGGAAGCGGCATTTTATGTGCAGTTGATTTTCCAGTGGGAACTGATGGGCGTACCAATTTTTGAAATCGCCCGACGAATGACATTGCTGCAGGTTCCGACTCCACGGGAGTGGCATAGAAAAATGGTTGAGGGAAAAGAAGTGCTTACCTGTAAAAAGTGGGGCGTAACCACGATTCGGCACATCTTGGAAAATCAAACCTATGTGGGCGATACCATCAACAATAAAAGTACACAGAAGTTATTCGCAGGACAGGACAGGCGCGACCTTCCCAAAGAACAGTGGTATGTGGCAAAGAACACACATCCGGCCATCATTGCAATGGATGATTTTGAAAAGGTGCAAAAAATCTTGAAGAGGAATCAAAAGGTGTTCCATACAATAAGAGCAAAGTCGGAGCAGATTCGGGCAGAATATCAGAATGACCTTGCAGGAATGGTGTTTTGCGCAGACTGCGGCAGACCGATGGAGTTTGAGCGACTGCCGCATGGAGCGGAAGAAAGTAAAAAGGTCTGCTACTACATTTGCAAAGCGAGGCAGGCTGACGATAAGTGCATCGGCCACCAGATTCCAGAAAAACTGCTGAAAGCCCTGATAATGGATCAGCTGCATTTGCTCATTGTCCAGCTGAGCGATAAACGGAAGGTGCTGGAAGAATTGCAGAAAATCGAGGATGTGCAGAATCCCGTCTACCGGGCGAAGGGTGAAATTATGAGCCTGACCGATAAAGTCAGCCAGATGGCCAAGAAGCGGGAACAGCTTTATGCGGACTATGTGGCTGGTGTGGTGGATTCCGAAGATTACCAACTGATTCGGGAAGATTATTCCAGACAATACGATGGCCTGCGAGCTGCGCTGCAGGAAGCGGAGAGCAAAAAAACGGAAGTGGAACGGCAAATCGAAGAATACCTGAATATGACTTCTCATTTGGAAGAACATCTGGACAACTTTGAATTTGACATTCAGTTGGTAAAATCCCTTGTGCAGAAAATCGAAGTGAGTGCGGACAAGCGGATTCGGATTGTTTTTGGATTTCAGGATGTGTTTACAGAACTTGGAAAGGAGAGTGCAGAAACATGATTGCAGCGTATCAGCGCGTTTCAAGGGCTGATGGCGATCTGGGCAAAGATGGCAAAGATAAGAGCAACAGCATTGAAAACCAGAAAGAACTGATCCTGCGGTATATCTCCCGCAAAGAAAGCCTGCAAAATGTGCCTGTGATGGATTTTGTGGATGACGGCTACACAGGCAGCAATTTTGACAGACCTGGATTCCAGCAGATGATGGATGGTGTGCGCAATGGCAAGATTGATACCATCATCGTGAAAGACCTTTCCCGTTTTGGCCGTGATTATATCGGTGTGGGCGAATACATGGAGCAGATTTTCCCCTTGCTGGGTGTCCGGCTCATTGCCATCAACGATAACTATGACAGCAATAATTATAAAGGTACAACGCTGGGAATGGATGTGGTCGTCAGTAATCTGGTAAATACCATGTACTGCCGGGATGCAGGAAAGAAACTTCGGACTGCAAATCAGGTCAAGTGGCGTAAAGGCATCACAACTGCATCTGCTGCACCGTTCGGCTATCAGTTCGACCCGGACAAAAAGGGCGCATTTATCATCGACCCGCCAGCAGCAAAAATCGTGCGGCGTATTTTCGACCTTGCGATTCTGGGGTTAGGTACAAGAGAGATAGCAATGATGCTCAATGACGAAAATGTTCCTGTGCCGAGCGTATATAACAAAGAAAATAAGGCGTATGGCAAGGAAACAACCTATACCATCGCCCCAGTGATTCTTTGGGATAGTTCTCGCGTTTGGAAAATCCTCACGGCGTATGTGTACACCGGGGCAATGGTTTTGGGCAAAACCAAAACACTGATTTCCGGCAAAAGTATTGTCCGAACGGTTCCTAAAGGGCAGCAGTACATTACAGAAGGAACCCATGAAGCAATCGTAAGTCGTGAAGAATTTGAAAAAGCGCAGCTTGTCATAAAGAGCAACAGTCATAAAGTGCTGATGGGTAGCGTGGACTTTCCATTGAAAGGCAAAGTTCGCTGCGGAAATTGCAGACGAGTGATGGCGCACAATTTCAAACAGGTTGTGCCGACATTCTGGTGCAGAGAGGGCTTGGAACTGATTGGGCAGACCCAATGCACATCTGAGATATTTCAGGTCAGTGATATTGAAAGTGCCGTCTTTCAGGCACTGAAAAAGGAACTCTCCCTGCTGGATGCCCTCTATGGTGATATTCAAAAAGAAGAACAGGATTTGAAAGAAGCCCACAAAAAGGCAAACCGCCGAAAAACTCTGATGGAACAGGAATTAAAAAATCTAAAGGGAGAGAAGATGCGGATGTATGAAGAATACGCAGCAGGAATACTCCCATTGGATACCTACAAGCAGAAAAAACAGGAATGTGATAGACAAATTTCAGAGGTGCAAGAGCAAATTGAACAATTCAAAGCGGAAGAATCTGTCCAGAGCGTTGTTCCGGGAACCGTGCGCGCAGCGGCAGAGCAGGCAGAGAATTTCCTGCACGGTACGAGGCTCACGGCAGGTATGGTGTCGGCTTTTATTGAAAATGTCTTTGTGCATGATGGAGGGCGCATTGTGGTACGGTTCAAATACGAGCAGAGCATACAGGATACTGTAAAGGCACTGAAGACAGGCTGAATTTGAGATAGGACTGGGTTGCCCATGTTGGAACATCAAAGCGTGTGCTATAACATGGGCAACAGACCAGCCGGAAAGAGGACATTATGAAAGCGATTCGATGGCTGTTAAAATTGATGCTGGTGATGATAACCATCCCGCTGATCCTTGCTGTATGGCTGGCAAAGTGGTTTGTGGTATTTCTGCATCACTGTTCTGCATGGTTTTTCTATCTGCTAGGCAGTGTGTTATTAGCAACGGCGGTGCTTTCGTACCTTCTGCAGCAGTCGCAGGGGATGGAAGCATTTCAAATGATGATCGGTGGATTCGTGATTTTTATGATACCGCAGGCGGTCGGCAGTATGGTGGTTCTTCTGGAACTGGCGGCTGCAATGCTTTGGCAGGTGTGGTACATATAAGATGTCCGCCCCGGATAGTCTGCCTTTAGAACTGCAAGAATAAAAAACAACACCCTCATAGTTGAGAGGATTAGTATCTTCTCGACAATGAGGGTGTTTCATTCCGCAGGAATGTGATAGTTATAGGTAGGTGGTGTCCTAACCAGACACTGAGTGGCTATGCGGAAAAGTGGTCTAAGGTACATACTGAGTTCCGACAATCAAAAACATAGGGTCGTATAAACCACAAACAGCACCCAGGAGAATTCGAGGGTGCGTCTGTAGCTTATGCGGGCCGTTTCAATTTTCGCTTTTGTTACGAAAAAATGTTAAATTCCGAGACTGGCAAGTGTGGCCTTTAATTCTTTCACCATGCGGATAATGATTTCTTGCTCGGTTTGATTACAATCCAAT